GCCCTTTGCTTTTCTGCAAGTCGGGTGGCAGAACTCCAAGTATGAACGTCAATCTCTAGATTAGAGTCCCTACTTGTATGGGATATTGCTCCAAATACCGCCCCACAAACGGCATCTGCCAAGTCCTTAGATTTCTTGCGTGGATGATCTACACGATTATTTTTCATAATCTTAAGTTCACTCATTTCCTCAAGAAGCAAAGGAATCATTGGCATTGCGATTCTCTCTTCATAAATCATCATAGCCAAATCCTCATAATGTTTCTTGGCTACTGAAACGGTATCAGTTCTCATCCCTACCGCCTTTAATTCCTGTTGAATATCAAAGGATTGCCAGCGGTCAAATGTAACCATACCAATATTAAAACCTTCTCTACGAAGATTTATAATCCACTTTTTTACCTCAGAGAGATCAACTGGTCCCTCTACTTTAGGCTCCCACCATGCAACAGCATCAACAACAACAATAGGTGCAACCTGTTGGTAATCTTTAATTACCTGAATGTTTACCCACCGTTCAACATGTGCAATTGCAACTGCACATTTATCGTGCCTTTGTGCAAGGTCAGCATGAACATAATATACTTTATCAGGGTCTGGCTTAAATGTCAAATCAATTCTTCTATGGCTATCAATAGGATTTCTGAGTGTCATACATTTTTCTAACTTTTCTTTTTGTTTAAAGAAAGCATCAGATGAATATGTAGGGGTACATAGAAAGCGCATCATTGCATCTCCTAAATCTGTTAAAAATGCAATTTTAAAATCATCAATTTTTCTAGTTGGGTTTACTTCCCATGTAGGTCTTTTTAGTGCAAACATTCTAGGGTATTTATAAGACAAAATATGATCTTCTTCCCAGACTATTTCAAACTCATTATCTGGTCCTTCTGGCAACTCTTCATTAATAATAAACTTATGTCTACGCTCTATAACTTCTTTGTCCATGATTACTTCATCATACCGTTTTGAAATGAAGTCGCCATTGTAACGTGGGAATGAAAGAAGAACTACCTTACCTAAGTCAGGGAAACGAGAGTCTACTGTTCCTCTAAATGCCTTATATATATTGTCAGCAGTTTTACCTTGATCATTTCCTGTTCCTACTTCTGTAGCAAAACCAGAAATCTCATCAAGTACCGCCATAAATAAGTTAAGTCCTTCATGTGACTCACGCTCAGAGTGACCAGAATAAACTGTAATAGATTTATTAAAACCAATAGAGTTTACTTTTGGATCATACTTTCCTGCAAACCATGGAGATTTTTCAATCTTAGTTTTAAAACCTTTGAAGAAAACATTCTTAGCCTGCTCTGCGTTAATAGCAACGTTAATAATGTCTATAGCGTCACCAGATGGTTTACCGTAGTATCTTGCTGGGTCTTTAAGGCATAGTAACTTGTAAACAACATAAGCACAAGCAACAGTGGAAACAAAGTCTTTCCCAGAACCTTTTCCAAGTTGAAGAATAATTTCATTCTTTGTATATTTAGCATAGTGCTTATCGCCTTGCTCTGTGCCTAAAAGCACCTGTAAGTCTTCTTTACGATAGATTTGGCTCATTGCCTCAACTATGTCATATTGAATTGTAGATAGGGGTGGTTGACCAAGGTAATCTGGAGACTCAACAAATGTTTTTACATCTACAGGAGTTTCTTCAAACTGATTATCTTGAAGCGCTTCAAAAAAATCATTGAACTTGGTGGACAACCGTAATCACTTCTCCCTCTTTTGCAATTGCAGATAGCCTTTGCATAATAAGATCACGCACCTCTGGGTGCTCAGAAGCGATATCACGAAGAATACCAACTAGCACTTCTTGTTTACGCTCAATCTCAATCATTTCTTCTGCAAGTTCTTTATTTTCTAGCAGCCCTGCTTTTTGTAGCATATCAATACGACGTGCTTCAATATCCATAACTAATTTAATGGCAGCAGTTTTAGCATTTAAATTTGCAGTAGTGGTAGCATCATCAATAACCTCATATGCTTGCTGAATTAGTTTAGTATAATGTGCATCAGCACCAACCAGTGCGTCTTTAGCACGAGCACGAATAGCATCGTTGGCAGATGCCATTGCTTTCCACTCATTAAGATGTGCTACTACACGAGTGCGTGGAAGGGTAAGAGTTTTTGCAATCTTAGTTGGATCATTACCTTTTAGGTACTCTTCAACGACACGATTAACCTCATCAAGGTGTTTTACTAGTTCAATCTCAGTGTCGCTCATATTTTCCTTCTAGTCTGTTAATCTCATCTTGGATATAAAAGATAGCCTTCTTTAAATCTTCAATTTGTGTGGATTCATTCTTAATTCCTGCTCTCCACAAATACTTAAAAGCATTTCCAATATTAAAATTACGATGACGAGTAATTTGAATACACTCAACACCAGAAGGATCTGTTGTGTAATGGGTAGGATGATTAACTTGATCTACCACAATATTAAACTTTTCAGTCATTATCTTCTTCCTCATCTATATTAAAATCAAAGGCATCTGGCAAATCTTTTAATGTATAAAGAGCATATGCAATACCAACAGCACTAGCAATAGTTGCTAATACAAATAACTTTTTCATATTACCTACCTCTTTGACTTTCTTAGTCCAAATTTAGCAAGATATACATAGATGGTTTCCACGCTTACCCCACATTCCTTAGCGATTTCTTCTGGACTCTTTTTGTCCATGTGGTATCGCTTTTTTAGCCACAATTCATTTGTATACAGTTTACCAGCCATGACTACTCCTTGTCAAACCCAATTGCTTTGTCCCAGTTATTGATAGCCCAATGACCAATACCTGCTGCGTCTGCTACATCATAATCCTCTATTTTTTTATCATATGCTATCTCTAGCAGTTTAATAGTTCTTTTCTTTCTAAAGTCACGCTCATATGATTTATACCAAGATAAAGACTTTCCAGGATTTACTGATCTTATCTGTAACTGCTCTTCTTTAGATAGTTTTTTATTACCTAGATAGTTCTGCCATGTTATTGGCGATACCCTGCCAATTAGCGATATGCCAGCAAGACCAGCACCGCCAAGAATTGCTCCTTGAACCAAAGCAAGATCTGCTGCAGTTTTGGGGGAATTCATAAAAACAGTATGCTCAATAACAACAGTTTTAATCATATTATAATGATCAAACAAAGCCTTAGTCTTAGCAGTAGCATCTATAACTTTCTGATATATATTGCTACCCTCAAAATTTATTTTTCCATATCCTGTCAAAGTTTTATGGGTATAAAATGCAAAGGCAAGACTATTAGTGCTAGCATCAATAGCACAAATATGTGTTGGCTGATTAGTCTTGCTCATATTCAAAATATCCTTTTATCTCTTTTAACATTTTATCTACCGCTTTTTTGCTAACATTACAGTTAGCGCAGAAACCAGAATCGTTATAGATAGAAAGTTTTAAACCGCAACCACCTAAACATTTTCTATCTTTCTTTTTTCTTTTTAATCTTTTTGTAATTAAGTATCTTTCTGCAATCTTTTCTCTTGTAGCCAAATCTCTGCAGGTTTCACTGCAATAAACTTGATAACTTACTTTAGGCTCAAAGTAATTACTACATCCAAAATGACTACAAAGTTTCACTCAATCCCCCAAGAGACTGTATCTTTACCACCCCTGGCTCTGCGGTAGCACAAGCAGCCTTGACAGGGCAACCTTTGCATATCTTAGAGTTTGCTCTATAGTTTTTCTGTGGAAGTGCTTTATCTTTCCATGACTTGTAAACTACACGCATCCAGTCAAAAGTATTGTCAATCCACTTCCTGTATTCTTCTGTTACCTCTATTGGAAATGCTAATAGATCATGGTTATTTTTATTTTCATAAATCAAAACACCCTTTGCCTTTTTTAGTACCTTCATATAAATAATTAACTGCTTTACATGGTACTCTGCTGGCTCACCTTTTACTTTGTAGTGTTCAAAAGATTCAGACTTCATAGTTTTGATTTCACCTATTACATCTTCACCCTCAATATTGAGCATTGCATCTCCCCAACCAAAGATTGGTGGATCATCATGTGTTACCTTAAACTCTGTTGTTGCACTATTACTATCATCCATATATTCAACTGCAATACCAGAATCAAGCATAGCCTTTTGTATTCTGTCATGAGACATAGTTCCACTAGTCATATTGGCAATATCGTAGGCATCGTTGTTGCTTTCAAAAATGTTGCCCTCAAAAGCGAGGTACCAATAGCGTGGACATTCTCCATGTCCGAAAACAAGGCTAGATGGGGCAAATGTCTTTTTCTTTGTATACTTAGGCTCTTGCTTGGCTACATAGCCACTATTAATTTTTTCTATAAGAGCAGCGGTGTCAAGAATATGAGATTTCTCTTCTACCTTTTTCATCATCTGCTTTATCAAGTTTTTAGTCATTAGAATCCTTTTTATCTATTATATCAGTTACCGCATTATGTATTTCAATGCAGATACTAAGTCGTTAATTGCTTCTGCTGCTGTGTAATAAATATTTTTCTTGCCTCTATCGGACTTA